ACTAGCACTTGTATCAGAAACTTTTGCATGAATTTTACCTAGAGGAGAAGTTTCTCCAATTCCAACATTTTCAGAACTATCAATAGTTATTGCAGTTGCATCAGAGCTGTCTGAAACTCCTGTGTTTAATAAACTTCTTGATATTTTTGTTATACTCATCTATCTCTCCTAAAAATATGTACGGTCATCCGTCATTCGTCTTGGTGTTGGATTCATAAGATTTGATTTCATATACTTCAAACCTTTTTTGTAGTCATCTAAAGCAAAAGCTGCTTGTTGTGGACTTTCTTTAAATTGCCACACATAATATCTAACTCTAGCAGTAATAACATTGCTATATTGTTCCGGGAATACTATCTCATCCCCATGAGCACTTAATGCTGTAGGTCTATTAAAAGCATAAAAATGTACATTATAAACTTTATCTGGTATTGGGCTTAATCCAAACTTTCTATTATCTGGTGACTTAATTACAAATTTAGGTTCACCATGACTAGAATTTGCATCATCTATATTTTCACTATCACGATAATATCTTCGCCAATCAGCATGATTTAATAATCTCAATCCTTTTGAAACAAATGGACTAGATTCACCACTAACATTAATTGTCGTAATATAAAAATCATCCCAATCTAATGAAGCATAATCTGTTAAGATACTGCTACTATCTGATTTTACTGTATACCAACGTTGTCCAGCAACTGTAGCTACAGTAACATTGCCATAAAATGGGTCTGTACCGCCACTTACTCCTGCTGAAAAGAAAGGTAATTGTGGTTCTTCATTAGCAATATCATAAATAGATTTATTAATTGCATCTTTTACGAACTTTTGAAAACCTTGGGCATTAGCAAAATTTACAGAAGTTAAAGTTAATTCGTTTAACTCCTGTAAAATTTCATTAGTTAATTCTAAATATGTATTAGCCATTATTTACTATGTAGTTTTTGAATCTCAAAAGAAGCTTTTTTACTAGCTCCTTTATGAGCTTTATAACCGCCTTTAGGGTCTTTCATTAATTTATAGCCTTTACCAGACTTCATCCAATGATAGCCTTTAGGTGCATCTACTTTCATATCTAGTTCGGGTCTTGAACATCCATAGCACCACCCATAGCCATGCCAATTCTGTCCATGTTATTGTGTGGTCCACCGTGTTTCATTTTTTTACGAGACATGCCACCGTACATTTTTTTCTTACGAGCCATACCGCCATACATCATTTTTTTCTTTTTTCCGTGGTCCATTATTTTTCTCCTTTATTTTTTTCGTATTCAAATTGCATAGTATTATGTCCAACCATTTCTGAACATTTATCTTCTTTTTCTTGAATTGTTTCGTAATAACTTATTTGTTTTTCCATTATATCTCCGTGATTAAAAAAGCGGAGGAGTCCGAAGACTCCCCCAACTTTAATATTAGTCTACTGTGTAGAATGCAGTCACTAATGCTTCAGGTCTAAGAACCTTCGCACCATATACATGCAATCCTCTAACAATGTCACCGAATGAACTAGGGTCTCTAAGAACCTCAGTTGAGATGATTGTTTGAGCAGTTGCTGTAGATGATATATGACCAGCCATAATTTTACCAGTACTTGTAGAAGTAGCAGCAACATTATTAGACTTGTACATATCAAAGCCTCTTAATTTTCCACTAGAAACTAAACCGTTTCTAATAGAACCTTGACCAGCATTAAAGTCCACAGACATTAACTTAGAACCAGATTGAGAAAGTTCATTGTAGAATGAAGGCGGTGCAACGAACCATCTTCCTTCTTCAGGTATGCTTTGCTCATCTAATAACTTAGCCATAAATGCCATAACATCTAATGGGTCAGCCCCTGTGCCATCAGAACCAGTTAGGTCGATAGCGTTTGAGCCACCTTGGTGTGCTCCCATAGATTGGGTAGCAGCCGAGGCATCCGCACCTAGCACGTGGTCAGGTCCAGATGTAGAAACTCCAGAGAACATAGCAGCTATAACAGCAGCATCATATGAATCTCTCAATGCATATGCAGCAGATGATGTAGCAACTTCTTTGAAGTTTACATGTGACATATTACTTTCAATATCATCAACGATGAATTTGAAAGCTTTTGCACTATCTACAACTAAAGTTAACTCTTGGTCAGTTAATTTAGTAGCAGTAGTATCAGAACCCCTTGTGTAATCCGATACAGAAATTACAGGTTCTTTGATAATCTTTACAGAGTCTCCAAAAGCGGATATTTCACCAGCATAGTCGGTGTTAGTAATAGCTTCCACTACCGAGGCTTTTCTAAAGAAGTTTAATACCTTTTTAGAATAGACGGAAGGTAGGAAAAAACTATTAGTTTGTCCACTTACGGAGTTTGCAAAGTTTGCATCAGTATCTGTACTTGGTTCAAAAAATTGAGCCATAATAGTACTCCTTTGTGTTTATAGTTATTTTACGATTCTGCCTTGTTGCATAGCTTCGCTGATTTGACTTTCGTACTTATCAAACTCTGCCATACTCATTGCAGCAATCTCCCTTTCGGACCAAACTTTCTCTTGCTGTGGTTCAACTGCTGTAGTTTTAGTTGAAACCATATCAGCAGCAGATTGCTTAGTCTTCCTAGAAGATGACTTACTTTCCTTTTTAGGAAGGTCAATACCTTTATCTTTTTTAAATAAATCTATAGCTCTAATGGCAAGGTCGGCATCATTAGCATTATTGTATATCCATTGCTGAATAGACTCAGGCTGTTCTTTTGCCCACTCATGAAAATCATCACTGTTTCTAACATCGTCAAAATCAGGATGTCTTTCATATAACCTTTGTTCTGCCTGTTGTTGTATCATTTCTGTTTCACGTTCTTGGAGTTTACTAAGACGTTCTTCTAGAACTTTTGCCTTAGATTCGCTTTGCATGTGAGCAACAGTTTCTACAACTTCAAACACATCAGGATATTCTTTCTTAAATTGTTCAAGTTCTTCTTCGGTTTTTGGAGCTTTATAAGCAGGTGTTACCTGTTGTAATAACTCTTCTTCCCTTGACCTAAACTCATTAAGTTTACTATCATAATGTTTTTTTAAATCATCGTAACGTTTTTTGTAGTCTGGTTTTTTATAAGGAGTATCCTTAGTTGTTTCCAGTTCTGCTACATCAACATTACCAACCTGTTCTGCTTCGTTAACATCATTTGATTTGAATAATTTATTCTTCTCAGATGGGTCTTCAAAGTACAACTGGTCTGCTGATTGAAAAGGTTTATCATTCCCTTCGTGCCAAGATTTTTTTAAATTATAAGGATTGGCTTGTTCCTCATTTTGGACTTCTTCAGTCATTTTCTTACTCCTATTCGGGGCTTCGTTTAACAAGGTAGCTCTATGTCGACTAGAGGGCTTGTCTTGTAAAGGTAGCCTTTCGGTTGTTGTTTTGATAAAGTGCCTATTACTAGGGTAGCTTTATCGCTATTAGCTCCTAACGTGTCGCTGATAAGGGTCGAGCATCATTTGGGAACGAATCTCGTCACCAATTATATCCTCTTCTTCTTGCACCATAGCACTAGGGTCAACAGTCTCTTTCGTTACTCTAATATTTTGAGTAGTTTCTTGAGGCATTGAAACTCCAGCTTCTTGCTGCATTTCTTCCCTTATAGGTCCACCTTCTTGAGCTGGTAGTCTTTCATTTGCTTGAGCTTCAGCTTGTTTCATCATTGACATTAAATTGTCAGCTCCGATAACATCCACTGCTTTAGCAGTAAAGACAAATTCTCCATCCGATAACCTTGCAGGTATCGAATCAGAGACTTCCGAGCCCGGTCCTTCAACAGAACCAGAACCTGAAAATTCCATTGCAACATCTAAAACTTTATCAAATAAGATACTTAGTTGTGGGTTGCTTTGTAATTCGGTCATAAGCATTTCTTCTTCTTCATCTGATAATGCTTCATTTATTATAAAATCTAAATAACTATCTTCCATTTCATCATCAGAATCCATTTGAGATTCATCAGTTATGTCCATAGCCATTTTCATTTGGTCATCCATAGACATTGGACCACCTTCTTGTTTTTGTTCTCGCATAGATTCTTCGATAGCTTCTCCTCTAGTTTCTTCATAAGAAGATATTTTACCATCTTTATCTAAGTCAGCTTTTTCTGGATTTTCTAAACCACCAGCAGCTTTTTGTGTTCTTTTTTCTTTAGGTAATATATCGGATGAAACTTCAAATTTTAAATTTTCTTTTTTATATCTATTGTTTATCATATCAAGTAATTCTTGATTAGTATAAACATCGCCCATTTGATTATTAGCTTTTCTAATTTCATTAAAAACTCTACGACCTTTTCCACTATCACCTAAACTTATACCTAAACGACCAAATAATCCTGTACCAGCTTCAAAATATTCTTTACCATATTCTTTTAAATATTGTACATCTTCACCTATTAAAGCATTTATTCTTTTATCGAGTGCAGACATTTCACCTGTACCATCTTTATATTTTAATCGTTCTTTATCTTTTTCTAACATATTATTCCTCGACTCTAGTTAAGGCTTCCTTCACCTTCTGGGGCAGCTCCTCTAGGTGTACCAGAGAAGTTATCTTCCCCTGCAACCGGTACATTTCCTGTTCCGATGTTGCCACCGCCAGTGCCTGTAACTCCAAGTTCTTGCGGTCCTTGAGGTACTCCACCAGCACCTGCCATATTTCCGGATTGTTCACTACCGGGTTGAGCTTCTTCGCCTGTGTTTTGTTGAGCATTTTGCATTCCTATAATTTGTGCCATCATAGCTGCTTCCTCTGGGTCATTTAATATTTCATCAGGGTCTAAGTCTAAGCTATAAGCAAGTTCACTAACTAATTTAGAAACTTTAACAAATGGTGCAATACTTGGATTTTGTGCAGTTTGTAAGAACATAGTGAGTCTTTGACTTCTAACTTCTTTTTGCATCAAGCTATTTGTACCAGTTGCTTTAACTTCTAAATCACCTACCACATCTAAATTACCTTCAAAGAATTGCATATTCCATTGAAAATAAGCTTCTCCTAGTGGTTTTAATAAAAAGTCATCAAGATTTTTAATAACTGTTTTTATATTTAAACTAGCAGCCCCTAATAACATTGACATACCAGATGCAGTTCGTGTCATACTTTGTACACCAGTCTGTCCATGAGAGTAGCTGGGAAGTCCGGTTTGCTCGTCAGCAAGTTGCCTGAACCTGTCAAACATCATCATGTTTTCAGGGGCAGTGTTGGGGAATTTTAATCCGTAAATGGATTGTCCGGGCATCCCAGCTTGTCTCCTAAATATCTTGCCGGGATATATGTCCATATTTTGACCACCGACAAGAGCTGATTCATCAACATCAAATACTAATGAACCTGCCATTGCTAAATTATCAATAGCCATTCTTGCATGACCATTCATAATTTGTTGAGAATCATCCATATTCTCTGCAACTCCTATGCCAAAGAAATTATAAGGATTTCTTTCATAAGGAAATGAATTGTATGGAATACGATAAGGTGTAAATGGATTAATTACTGCTCGAAGTAATTTATCACCGCATATCCATGCATTAATTTGTACTTCATCTAAATCATCTACTGAGTCAGGAAGTTCAATACCAACTTCT